CGACAGTAATGTAAGGCCAACGGAAATTGCCAGGTTCACAAGTACCGGCACAAGCGGACCGCATACTGGCCCTTCTGCTGGCTTCTCTATCGACGCCTTAAGCGTAATCGCCTTCCATTGTTGATACACTTCTTCCGAAACGCCAAGGATCTCGGCAAGACGCTTTTCGTAGGGAAGAAGTGGGATCATCGTAGGCGATAAAGATTCATCTTGCTGCAAGCAGCAAGCGGGCCGACGATTAGGCGCCCGTAGTGGCGCACAGTGATCAGTGTACGTTCATCTGGTAACACGCCAACTCCAAAGCTGTCGTCTCCCCGGTCGAAACGGATCAATGCGCCGGCCTCAGGCTGCTCGATCGGTTCAGTCAGGCCATGCCAGTCCCGCCGTAGGTCGTCCCAGGCGCCGCCGTGCGCAGCCGCATACCAGCCTTTCATCAGTTCTGCTGGCCAGGGCAGGCCAAGCTCTTCGCGGGTCGCCTGAGCGGTCCTGAAGCAGCAGGCAGCTCGACCCTGCCGGGGATCCGCGCCAAGCTGCCAAGGCAGACCAGACCATTTGCGCCAGAATGTCAAAACGTTATCCCTCCAGAGGATGGCAATGGCCCGACTTGAGCCGCCGTGAGTCTACGGGTTGGCGCGGTGCCGGTGACAAAGTTGAGAGGATTCGTAAGCCTTAACGTCACGACGGGAAAGTTATCGTCGCCGTCCTCCTGGTCCGGGATCGCATCAGTGTAGCCATAAGCATCGCAAACGCAAATGGTTGAACTTAGAAAATTTAGCTCAGTCCATATTGGGTAACTGCCTGCGCTGTCTGGCGGCGTGCCGACAAGCAGGACGGTCGAAATCTTGATAAGGTTTAGGTCTTCAGACGCTTGCGCTAGCTTTGCAGTTGTAATCATGTTGCCGGGCGCAATCAACTCAAAATCGCCACTTTCGTTGCCATCAGTTGAAATATCGCCCGCGATACTGTACGGGCTGAATTGATACTGCAAACCGTTAAAGGTTCTCGTTTCTCCAATAAAGTAAGGTTGATACCGTTGCGGCACTTGAAATGAGGCACCGGCAGGAGTCAGGAACTCAATGTAGTGGGTAGCGTAAAGCATTAGATGTTCACAAAATCACGGACTTCTTTATTGTTTCTCATGGAAGCAAGCGTTCTGGCTTGCGCTTGCTTAAGTAGCAGAGCATTGTTTCTGCGCATTTGCTCCTCTGTAACCATGCGCTCGCCTTGCCGTTCGGTGACAGTGTAATCCAGTTCCAGCGGATCAGCCTGCCCGCCAGACTGGCCTAATGCAGCCGCCTTTTCCATGTCACTGCGCGGCACTACTCTGCCGGTAACACCAGGGAAGAAAAACTCTGGTTCTTTTTCGCCAACGACATAACCCTTGCCGGCTTGCGCTGTGCCGCCGTTAGCAAGGAAGCCGCCGAACGCAACGCCGGGGATCGCATCGGAAATTCCCTTGCTGAATAGATTCGTGGCACCACCGGAAACCGCCGAACCCAGCGCACCGGACAACGCTGAGCCCCCGCCCAGAGCGCTGGAGAAGGCCATTTGAGCGGCGACCGTCTGTAGCGCCATGCCGAATGCCGCAACCTGGCCAGAGGCCACCATGGAGGCGGCACCCAGCGCTTGCGGACCGGCCGCCTCCGCGCCGGCACCAAGCATCTTGACGAGTGGCCCCTGCTGGCCACCAAGTAGGCCGCTGAGTTGACGCTGCATTAAATTGCCGAGTTGCTGTTGTGCGGAATCCGCAAAGCTGCCAGCCATTTTACTGAGCATGTCACGGCCTACGTCCTGGATGCTTCTAGCGCCGCTTGCAATATCAACCAAGCCATTTGTCAATGCGCCAGAGGTTGCATCGGATACACTGATAATATCCTTTTCAAGATTAGCCCAAACGAGTCGTTGATCCTCAAGCCGCTTGGTATTGTCGGCCATTTGATTTGCTTTGCCAACGTCGCCAGAAAGTCTCAACTCTTCTTCAAAAGCACGCGCTTCCGCTCCGATGCGGCCAGCACGCAAGCCAGCGCCAGCAAGCCGAGTTTCGCGCACAATCTCCCCGGACCTTTGGTTAAATGCTTCTTGCCGTGCAACTTCGGCCCTGTCTTCCGCTACCTGAAGCAAGTCTTTTTCGTAGCCAATCCTCTCCCTAAGCCCTCTTGTTATAGAGTCGTACTCTTCTTTCTGTAATTTGCCTTTTTGCAGCAGTTCATTCGCAAACCCCAGGCTTTGCCGCTCAAGCCTATTTAATTCTTCAGCGGCAAAAGCTGTGCGAGTTTTTTCTACTGCTCTGCTTTGATCGTTGTCACTTAGAGATTTGCCGAGTTCGGCAATTTTAGATTCAAGCGCAAGTTCCTTAGTAGCATCTTCCAGTCGATCGCGCACTTCCCTGGTGCTCGACAACTGAAGCAGCAAGCGACCGTTTTCTACTTGCTCTAATTTGTCGGCAAGTTGCACGCTCTGCAGTAGTTCGCTGTTCTGCTTGCGCAGCTCTGTTGCGAGCGGCCTAATGTCGGGCATCGCCATCGGCGCTGGCACTGCTGGCAGTTGCGGCGATGCCGGCAGGGTCGGCGGTGCCAGCGGCGCAGGAGCGTAAGTCTGCAGTCGCTTTTGCGCGACTGCAGACCCAGCAGTATCCTCGAACCCGCCTTGCTTGCTAAGCAGCGAGATAAACTGATCGCCAATGCCAGGGCGGGCAGAGGATTGCCGCCGGTCAAACATGCTGTCCGTCGTAGCGGGCGCAGACGGCTGCAATGCCGGCCCCGTTACGCCGGGGAGCAGCATTGCCGGCCCTGACCTCCTCTGGGAAGAGGTGGCTGGCATCGGTGGCCTAGCACGCCTGCCACTCATCGCGGCACGCAATCTTTCCGTTGGGTCAAGCAGTTCGCCGCCAGCGCCGCGCCTGCGCTTCCACAGCTCATAATGCAAGTGGCTGTTATTGCTTCCATCGCGCCGAACATCACGCGTTATTGTCCCGATCTGTTGCCCCGCCGTGACACGTTGGCCAGCGCCAACTGCTGGATTTATGTGGCCATAAACTCCCAGCTTGTCGCTATTGGCGTAGCGCAAGATAACTGCATCGCCGGCCTTGCCAAAGCCTCTGATAACACCTTCGACAACTGCGTCCTCGATAGCATGAATAGTCGTGCCAACATCAACGCCAATATCTTGCCCCTGATGGCCGCGCCCAGCGCCAAGCCCCTGATTCCAGTTTGGCTTTAGCCCGCTGCTTTGTGCCCCAAGTGGATTTGCTAAGCCGGCCATACCAACTGCAGTTGGCCCGGTGCCGCTAAGCACCCTTCCTGCGTCTGCTGGCAATGCCACTCCCAGCGCAGCGGCAGCCTCCATCTTGATTCGCAGTATTTCCTGCTCGCTACCAATCGCGTACTCATAGCGATCCTTGACGCGGCTGTAGATGTAATCTTCCGCCTTGATGCGATAGTCTTCTATTCGCCTTGACGATTCAAACCTAAATTTTTCCTGGTCACGCTTGTAGTCTTCTACGGTTCTCGCAATGGAGGCAACCTTGTCTGAAACTTGCAGTATGTATTGCTGTAAGTTTCGCTCGTTGGCCGCAATTTGCAGCTTTGCCGTTTTTTCCTTAGCTTGCAATTCGGACTCGCCTTGATCTCTCGCTTGCAAGTATTCCCTGACTTGAGTGATGAAGTCACCGGCTCTGCCTCCAATGGCGTCGGCTCGCCGGTCAAGACCAAGGCCAAATGAATTGATGGCAAGCTGTGCGCGAGCGCGTGCATTGTCTACTTCTAGGGCGGCAGTTTGCTGCCTCATGTCAAAAATTTTGTTTTCTACGTCAAGGCGTAAATCTGACTTTTGTTTTTCAATGTCAACACCTTGGCGGCGCATTTGAAAAATCTTATCTTCATTGTCGCGCCGCCAATCTTCTGCATCGCGCACAAGGCTGGCGTATTCCCTGTTTCCGGCTTTGAGTGCCTGGCTTAACGCTATGGATGCGTCAATATCCGCAAGCACCTCCGATGGCTTGCGTGGTCTGGTGGATTTAGGTGCAGCGCCGGACCCTGAACCGCCAGGGGATCTGCCGAACAGGTCCGCAATAAGACTAGCGGCCTCGGCAACTACCGGAATCAGTGATACCCCGAGTTGCAATGAAAGCGCCGCCCAGGAATCAGAAAGCTGCTTTTGGGCTTCGTTTAATTTTTCTATCTGTGCAACTGAGCCTGGGCCAAGCCTGGACTCAACTTCCTTGAGCGCTACCGCCTGTGCATCGTAGCCACGACCAACTTTTTCTAGCTGAGTAATTTGCACCTTTTGGCTATCGCGCACACGGAAGCCAGCATCTTCCAATCCCTTGATTGAGTCTGACGCGCTGCCTAGCGCATCGCCAAGGCTTCCTAGTTTGCCAATGGTCGTATCAACAACCTGGCCCAATGCTGTGCCAACCAGGGAAAGCCCAAAGCCAAAGTTGCCTCCGACTGCGCCGCCAGCAAGGCCGCCAGCAAGACCGCCAGCCGATGCACCAAGGCCCTGGCCGAACAGAGCGGGAAATGCACCGCCAATCAGCGCATCACCAATCGCACTGCGCAAGTCACCCTGGAAAAAGCCCTTTTGATTGCCTTGCTGGCGCTGCTGCTCTGCCAGGTAGGCGGGAGAACCCACCATTGCCTTGGTTCCGCCAATCGGAGACGCTGGGCCGAGCCTTCTGGTAGGCGGATTTGCTAGTCGCGCTTTTTCTTGAGCAGCCAAATAGGCTGGCGAGCCAACCATTGTAGCCGTGCCGCCAATCGGACTTGCAATTTGCTGTAGTCGAGCAATGCGATTCTGCTCTGTTCTTTGCACTCGCAATGCGCGTTCATTGTCCCTTGCCTGCAATCGCGCAATTTGATCTGCCTTTTTCTGCTGATCTGCTATGTATGCCGGCGAACCGGGCAGGTCTTTTCTGCCGCCAATCTTCTCCCTTGGCCCGCCAGCGCGAATAGCTTTTTGCCGCTCCCTTCTTTGCGCCTGCAAAGCGCGTTCATCGTCTCTCTTTTGCAATCTTGCAATCTGATCCGCCTTCCTTTGCTGATCCTCTATGTAGGCAGGCGAGCCAGGTAAGTCCTTGCGGCCGCTAATTTTCTCAGACGGGCCACCAGCGCGAATAGCTTTAGCAAGCTGCCTTTGCTGTTCCTCTATGTATGCAGGAGAACCCGGCAAATCCTTTCTGCCTTTTACACTTTCTCTGGCGCCGCCAATCCGCGCCATGCGTTCCATGTAAGCTGGCGAGCCTTCCGTTCTGGCGCTTCCGCGAATTGGGCTAGACGGAGCATTCCTGAGCCCAGCTTTTGCGCCAGCCTCCATCCTGTCTATTATTTTCTTGGCCTGGAAAGACGCAAGCCTGAACAGCTCTTGGTCGCCGCTTTCCGCTGCGGCTGCAGCTCGATTAACAAGTAGCCGCGCTCTCCCGACTTCCCTGCGCGGAAAGGCGGGACGAGTTACATTAGGGTAAAAAAGCTCGCCAGTTTTAGGATCTCGTGCTGTACCGCTTGCGGCTTCCAGTGGGCGCAATCTATCGCCCAGTTTTCTTGCCGCAGACAATCTTTCTACCCTGCTTCTCGCAAGCCTGTTGGCCTCAAGTTGCGCTTCATTGTATTTACCTAACGTACTCGACAGTGCGTTTAGCTCGGTAGCTTGCCGCCTTGTAACTTTTGCGCTTGTATCGCCTGTAGCCGAAATGACACGCTTTTGAACGTTGTATGCTTGCGTTATCGCAAACACTTTTTCGATAAGTCCTGGCGCATTGGTGCCCCCACCGCCGCGCCTAAATGCTTGCAAGCGTCTTTCGTATTGTGCTTCAAAGCCGCCTAGTCTTAATTGTTGATTGGTTAAGCTGGCGCTTTCGGTGACACCCCTTAAAGTTTTTTCCCTTTTTCCCGCAACCCTATCCCCGCCCAACACAAGTGAAGGAAGTGTCCTCTGCTGGAGCCTCCTGCCGCGCCTGATTATATCTCGCCTCTCCTGCAGCGCTTGCCCTAATTCAAGTTGAGCGTTTTGACTGTCAATGTTTGCCGCTTCTAGCCTTTGTCTAGCCAATCTTCTGGCATTAACATTTGGCCCCTGCAGGAACGTGCCCCTTTGAGCATTGCGCCTTTGCGCTGTACTTCTGATGCTTCCTTGCGCGGAAAGCCGTTCTTCCCTTGTATCAACAAGGTCACGAAAGGCTGTGTTTCTCCTGTTGAGATTTGTTTTTAGAGCGTCACCGATGCCAGCGATGGCCTGGCGAACACTTTCCGCACGTTCCTCAATACTCCCAAGGCGATCGTCAAGCTGTCTAAGTTGGTCGAGCCCTTGCAGCGTAACCTTCAGCCGGCCTTGATAATCAGACATTCCCGCCCCGGCACCAGCGACCCCACCTTAGCGCCTCTCGGTTCAGCGAACAGGTGGAGCCCCTGGCTTCGGGATTTGATCGGCCAGGATCTCAAAGTATGCAGCGAGCATAATTATGTCATCCTGAGTTGCATTGTTTTTGAGCTGGGAAGGTGTCATTCCCAGCTCCTTGCACAATGCAAGCCGAAGCATCAAAGCGGGATCAGTCTTGATCGCCTCTTTGATTGCTTTTGGAGTCCTGGCCCGCCAGCACGCCTCCATTAAAGATTAGCGCTTCCATCATGGTGGTTAAGTCTGCCTTGGCGTACTCATGCCGCATTGTGCCCTTATCAGCAACCGGGTCAAACATTTTCTCGCCATCCTCGTACTCAGCGCGTAGCATCAGCACGCGCAAGCCGTAGGCATTGGTGCCGTTGTCCCTGGCAACCGCTTCCCTAATCTTTTCGTCTTCCGCTTCAGTAAGCGGCATGAAGTACATATCAAAAACCGCGCCAGTGCTTAGCGTAATTTCGACTTTGCGGCGCTGGCGTGTCGCCTTAAGCAGTTCCTTGACGTTCTTCATGAGGGTTGTTCAGTGCAACGACGGAATCATAGCACTGGATCGGCGCATGAAAAAAGCGGGACCGAAGCCCCGCCAATGTGATCATTCGCAAACGATCAGAAGCCAGTCAGGCCCATCAAGTTGCTAGGAGTATCGCTAATTCGATAGTTGACGGAAACTTCAGTTGGGCTATCATCTTGACTGATTGCGCTACTGAAGCCAAGCAGGACAACAGGAAAACTGCAAGGCAGCGAAGCCGCATCGTCAACCGTGTTGGGATTGCCAGTAGCAGCCACGGCATGGAAATACGCATTCAGCACGGCGCCGTGCTGATCGTTAAACATTGTGCCCTGAATAAGGCGAGTCGCAAACGCGGCGCGATCTTCGGTAAGCCTCAGTGTCAAGGTGCCGCTACCGTCAGCAAAGCCAGCCTGGAATCTGCGGAATCGAGCAAGTTTAGGACCAAACAGTGAACCGGGCTTGCAAGGAATAGAAGTAACGTCGATTTCGCCCCTGGTAAGCGTCAGATCAACAGACGGCACTTCGCACATGGCGTAAGCCGTGGCAAAGCTCATTTCGATGTGGTTGGCGTCGCCTGGCGTGTTTGCGCCACCCGCGCCACCGTTGCCAGTAAACGCAATCGCAGCGCCGCCAAGAGTGGCGGAAATAGTGCAAGTGCTAGGAGTGGGACGGGTTTTGATGTAATAAACTGTTCCGTCAGTAATTGCAGCATCAAGATTAGCGGTGCCTTTTTCCGTGAAGGTTACAGGGTCGTTGACACGAAAATCGGAATTAGGAGGAATTGAAAGAACGGAAGTCGTGGCAGGACTGACGGGAGCGGGGAAATCGGTCTTGTCAAGCAAGCAGGCCAAAGTGCCTGGAGGCTTCATCGTGATCATGCCATCTTGGCCGGTCAGGACCGACACGGGGCCACAGTGGGTAACGGGCATCAGGGATTCCGGCCCGTGGCCGGCATAGGGCTTCAGCGCTCAGTCTAGGGCAACCATGCCCCTATAGCCAAACACGACCTGTGGCGGGCCACCAGGGGCATCGAGAAGCGAGTGAAATGGTGCGAGCGGTCCTGTAGTTGCGCCTGGGTTGGCCCAGTGACCGGCCCGACGCGAGCGATGATCTCCTGTGTTGCCGGCGGGATAGGGCCATTCAATGCTGACAGCGCTTCGATGATTGGCGCCGCAATTTGCATTCCCCGGCCAGGGCCAATGCCTTTACGGGTAAAGATTTCGCATATAACCGAACCGCGAATGTGCCACTGAGCCTGGGCGCCAATGACAGGCGCCTGTATCAGGCCAAAGTTGACACGCACAAAGCAGTATTCATCCAATGCTTCAAAGTCTACTGCTGTTTGATTTTCGGCGTAAACCGGCACGGGAGCAGCGTTGTCAATGACAATGCGCTCATAGATGCCGCGAATCCGCTGAAGTGGAGCTGCCATGGCAAGGTTCAGTTAAAACGTGGACGGTTGACGGGAACAAGAAAGCCAGCCTTGGCACCCTTGTTGAAGGCAGCGGTAAACGCGCCCCCTTCCATGTAGGTAGTGTACCAGTCCAGCGGAGCAGTAGAGCGATTATTGCCGCGCCCCTGGTCAATCTTGCCCCTAATGTTATCTTGCCGCTTTCCCCTTGCGACGACATTGCCTTGCGGTTCAAAGCCTGGATAGAAAAACTTGCCAGGGATAAGGTCCATCGCCTCTTGCGCGTAAGGCGAAGAGTTGCCAATGAACAACTCGACCTTGCCAGCGCTTATTGGCTTGGCTGCGGTAAACTGCCCCTTGGCATTTCGACCTTGCGCTTTAAGTTGCGGGATATTGAACAAGCTGTACTTACCTCCTTCGCCACCTGGCCGGCCTCTTTTGCCGTCCGCAGTTTCAACAAACCAGTTTCCCTTAAATTCTCCGCTCCAGTCTGGACTAGCAGCAGCCAGATCATTGACAACTTCCTTTGCGGCATTGCGCAAAGCGTTAATTGCAGCGTCTCTAACATCTTCGGCCATTTTTTCAATGCCGAATCCCTTGCCTTTCTTGACCGGCCTTTTGCGTCGTGCCATTATTCTGCTCTTGCCGTGATCCTGGAAGCGTACATGGTAAATTTTTCTATTCCGCCTTCTATGCCTTGCGTGATGAACGGCTTGCCGTCAAGCGTAGCAATCACTTTGCCGTCTAATGAAGTTAGATAAACTGGCCCGACAGGCTTACCGTCACTGCCACTGCCGTAACTTGCGACTTCAGTTACCTTCCACTTGCGGCCAAGGTACTCCAGCCGATCGCTGGAAGTAATCGGCCAAGGCACCGTTTTGTGATCAACCCATGCCTCGACTTCATGCCCCTGCTGCACGCCATCGCGCTCCGCTTTCTTTGAGCGCATTACAGCGCCAGCAGCGTTAAATCTGGTTTCAATGCTAGGCACGTTTCCCGCTACTTCGTCATAAGCGCCAAAACTTACCTTGACGTAGACAAGTGACTGGCACCTGTACTCGCTTATCATTTCCTCGGCAAGTGGCTTTGCCCATACGTCTTGCGGAGCAGCCATTTACCCTCGGAACATTGGAATAATAGTCTGATTCTGCCGGTCAACCCAGCAACCGACTAAATCAATCAACCATGGATACAAGCGCAATACAGTTGGCGAATTACTGCCAACGCGCTTATCCCTTGGCAATACTTTTGCGACGAGACTGGGATCGAAAAATTCCCGCTCAAATACATCGAACTTTTCGCGCTTGACAGCTCGGGCTGGAAGTTGATTAGCAGCGCCAAAAACTGCTGTGCTATCATTGAATAGCACAAGCGCAAGCTCCGATGCGGCAGCGATATAACTTGCGGTCAGTGCTTTGCCGCAGCACGTTGCCTCGTCAGTACACCACCGCAAAGTGCGCAACGCATCTTGGGCAGACTTAAGCGCCTGCCCCTTTTGCGTTGTAGTCAATGCCGCCCAGCCGTCCGCCTTTAGCGTGCCGGCCATGTAAGTGTCTACATCGGCTACCACGATCAGCGTAGGCGGCGTGCAGTTGCACGCTGGCTCGCTGCTGACTGCAGAATACGGATAGGGATTGGCCAGGCGATGCCACGGCCACCAACGCGTCTGCATGGCGCCTCAGACCGCGACAACGCGCCAGGCGGTGCCGTTGTACCAGACCTTGGCGCTGGCGCTACCGCCGGCCACAGGCGCGGAGCCCACGGTGGGGGAAGTGAGTCCGGTCAAGACGCGCTCCATGCCCAGAACAGGCGAAGAGGGCAGGGTGGCGACGGTAAAGGTCTTGCCGAAATTGATCGTATTGAAGGTGGCCATCGGGAAGCGATGCGGGGCTCGGCCCCCAGCATAGCCCCTTCGCTCACTGAAATGCTCCATGCCGGTTCCTCAGGGTTTGCTGCAGCGCTGCCTGAACGACGCCTTGCGGCCAAAGCCGACACGGGAACACAACATAGCACAAAAGCCGCCCAGATCGACCATGAAAAAGCCCCCAGGACTATCACATCCTGGAGGCTCGACAGGCAACCAGAGGGAGCCGCCCCCACGGCTCGGGTCAGATCATACCATCAAAGGTCAGATCGTGCCCCCATAGGGCGAATTGACAACCAGGCGCACAAGCGGAATCAAGCGCGGCTCAGTGTAAGCAAGCGCAAAGTTTGAGCCAGTCGCAAGCGCAGCGTTTGTCGGGTTGTCAGTGGCAGCGCTCCAGCTCGTACCAGGAACGTGGAAACTGTGGTGGTAATCCACAATAATTCCGTCCTGCTTGGAAGGTGCATTGCGATCGGTTTCGATCTCAAGCGGAGTTTGATCGCCTTCCAAGATAACGCCTTCACCGCAAAGGTAAGTGACAAATTGCCGCTGCTGGCCGCTGGTGCCGATGATCGGCAACTGGTCATCTACGACAACATTGAGGTTGTAAGCGTTGCCAATCAGCAAGCGCTTGTTAATGCCCTTGCGGTCGGCATCGTAAGTAAGGAAACCCAACTCTTCAAGATACGCTTGAACAAGCGAGTGCATGAAGATGGTAGTAACCTGATCCTGCCGCTCGCCCAGTTTGTAGCGGGCTTCGATGACGTTCTGGGGAGTCAGGTAGTTGGCGATAGTGGCGCCAGTGGTGACAGCTTTGTTGAGGCTGTTGGTAGCATTAAGCGGTCCGCCAGTGCCAAGCAAGCCCTCCAACTGGGAGATCATCTTGCGCGTCTTGAGCTTGTTGATACCAGGCTCAAGCATCGAACCAAGCGCAAGCAAGGGATCCTCGCCGCTTGCAAGCCGACTCAATTTGTCAACGGCGTAAGCGAAGCCACGATGAGTAATAGTGGCGTACTGTGTACCGCTTAGGATCTTCTGGAAAGAAAAGTGCCCCTCGCCAGACTGCCCCCAGTCGTTGCCGGAAGTCATAATCTCTTCCACCGGATCAATCGGGCGGAAGAATGGCGCTTCAACGCGAACGCCGGTCGTGTTGACAAGCAGCTCGCTGCTTCTGGCAAGAATGCCAGATCGGACCATCAGAGATTTTTCGTAAATCTCTTGTTGCAAATAAGAAGCAAACTCGCCAGATGTAGCGAGTCTCGTAAGACTGGTAACGTCACCAGCAAAGGTGCCGCCCAAGTTGCCAAGGTAAGCCACTGAATAAAAAGCAAGGTTTGTGTTTGGTCAGCACGACCGCGCAGCAGCGATGCTTTTGCCAGTGGCTTGGCGCTGCCTTACCCCTGGCTGCGAGCAGCAGCGCTCGCTTCGGCCTTCAGCTTAGCAGCCAATTCACGATCACTTGCCTCCAGGGCAATGCGATCTGTCACCCTGCCGCCGGGAAGGTAAGGGTTGCCGGCGGCGCCGGCAAGCTCGCCCGTGGCTGGCCTGGAGCCCATGCCGCCACTGCCGCCCTTGGGCTTGAACAGGTAAGCATACTGAGAGTCCTTCCGCAGCGAGCCAGCGAGATCGGCAACGGTCCCCTTTTGACCGTTGATAATGGCGAAGGTTTTGCCATTATCGTCTACAACACGCGAATGCAGCAAACCCCATACGTGATCAGGCTGGAAAACTTCGGCAGCATTGAAGACAGCCAGAAAGTCAGCACGCAAACGATCCTGAACGCGCTCCTCCTCCACTTTGGCTTTTGCTGCCTTTTCCTCGTCCCGTTCCTTGCGCAGCGTCTCTTTTTCGTCTTCAGCTTGCTTTAGTAGCTCCTGGTATCTCTGTTGGTCTTCCAACTCTTTTTTCTTGCGAGCCGCCTCTTGATCTTCCAGCTCCTTGAGTCGATCAGCTTGCCTTTTCTTTTCGACTAAGATCGTTTCCTTGTTGGCATCTAATGCGTTAAGTCGCTGCTTAAGCTCGTCTACCTCGGCAGCCTTGGCCTGCAGTGCGGCGATTTCGTCTGACGTTAGCGACATGATCGGAGCTTGGTGGATGCGCTACAGTGTAGCGTGTAGCCGATCAAAAGCACCAGTCATGCCAACTCCAGACCCTAAAGCCACAGCCGCCACACCAGCTAAGCCGCCTGCTGCGCCAGCGCCGCCCGTTGCACCGGACGACGAACTGGTTGAAGCTGAAGCTGCACCCATGGTTGAAACCGTCAACATCAGCGGCCTGGTCATGGAGAAGACCGTCGCGCCCGATGGCGAATGCGAAACCAGAGTTATCAGGCAGCCAATGATTGCGGCTGAGCAAATTCGGGCAACCAAAGCCTCTCAGCGTGAGCGCGGACACTGATCGCAGTGTTAGCACGACAGCCCCCAGGTTGCCGGATCGCGCAGCTTGGGGGCTTTTTAGTGTGCCTACGCACTGGCAAGCGGGCGCGTGCCGGCTTGATTTGCGTTTTGCATTTCCTGTTGCTTCATCATTGCCTCTTCCTTTGCTTTTTTGATTTTCTTGACAGCTTCGCCAAGATCCTTCAGGTCTACGTCTTCCGGTATCCACTCGCCTTGGAACAAAATGCGAAGCAGTAATTCTGTCGTAATCTGTCCCTTTTCCTCCAGATCACTTAGCACGCTTACATCTTGGCCAAGCAAGCGGCAGAAGTCAAAGTCTTTATCGACCACAACTTTAGGCGGTTCAACGTTTCTGTATTCTGCGGCCATCCTAAAGGCTTCATTTAAGCCTGACTCAAGCTCCATCGCGGCAACCGCCAGCACGCAATTAGCCTGCTGATGGTCGATGCGTTTTGCATCGGCACTTTCTGCGACGAATTTTTGGCCCAGCAGCTTAGTAACGCCAAGATGCGAGATTTCGTTTTCTAGGCGATCCAGTAATTCCGCTTGCGCCGTAAAGGAACCCGCGTCACATTCGACCCAATACGCCTTGGAGCCGATGCTCATCTTAATGGCGTAGTTCTGGCCCGTAACACCTTCTGCGCCATCGTATTCTTCAAGCACTAGCAAGCCGATGGCGGCAATGTGCAGCGAATGCAGTAAGTCGGCCAGTCGCCTGTAATGCGCAATGTTAAGGTGAGCCACGTCAGACAGTGGCGGAGAGGCACACAAGTAACCTTCTTTTTCCGTGTATATGTTCACGAGTGGAACATAGTTAAGCAAAAACTCTCCAAACTCACCCGTGCTTTTGTTTGCTTCCCTTATTTCGTAGGCCCCTGGCACGATGACGCGAGCGATGGCGACATACTTCTCTCCGTAAGTGCCATCATTGACTTTGCGCTCCTCTTGATAGCGAAACATATCTAGCTTTGCGCCGGGGCTATCGCTTTCTCGCCGGCTGCCTAAATACTGCCACGGATCAACCGGCACAAAATAAGGGCGCAGCGGATCAATTTCGTCTACACCGGATACTGCAACCCGTCTTTCTGCGTCAACAATTATGGACGACATACCATAAGTCAGCGCAACCTCTAATCGTTTTTTAGCAAACTGATCCAAGGAAGTGCCGTCACCATCGACATTCTTCCTAAACTCGTTCTCCCAATATGGGTCGCCACCTTCCAGTCTGATACGCCTGCGAAGCACCATGCCAGCAGCATTGCTGATCAACCGCTTAACAAATGGCGCCAAAACAGATAAATTGACGCGAGCCTCCCACGGGTCATAATTACTACCATCTACCGAATTTTCCCTAGGCTCACGCGGCAAGTAAACTTCAGCGTTTGCATGTAAATACTCGGTGCCCATGGTAACGGCACGCATGATCTCCCATTTTTGGCGCATCTGCACTACTGTACTGTCCATGAAAAATGGACTTTCCTTGTCTGCATAATTTGGAAGTGATATTAGTGCCCTTGCAGTGTTCATCGCGGCAATGCGTTTGCTCCTAGTCTAGCCTGCCGGCTCCAAAAGGCATGAGCTACAGTCAGCCAGTAAGATCAAGCCGGCGTGACCGTAGCAACTGCCCCAACAGGATTACGCCAAAGCGGCGACTTCCTGGCCGGCAGGAATCAACTGTCCCTGCGGCCAATACAGGGGCGAATTTTTAACGATCGGCGCCGCTTTCGTGTTGTTCTCGCTGGCCGAAGAGGGGGCAAGACAGTGCTCGGCGGCGTTGAACTACTGCGCGGCGCGGCAGAGCGGAAAGGGGTCTACTATTACGTTGCCCCAACCTATCGAATGGCAAAAGATATCGCGTGGGATACTTACAAGGCTATCATTCCAGAGCGTTGGATAAGAAAGAAAAACGAATCCAATTTGCGCATTGACCTAATTAACGGTTCTGTCATTTATCTCAAGGGATCGGAAGACCCAGACGCATTGCGCGGGCCGGCATTAACAGGTGTTGTGCTTGACGAGTGCGCGTTTCAGCAAGAATACACATGGCGTTCTGTTATTCGCCCTGCACTGTCGGACCGTGGCGGTTGGGCGCTATTCACTACCACGCCATCACCAGAAGGCACTGCCGGATGGTTCTATGAGCTAATTCTATTACTTAAAGATGCCGACCTTGCCGATCCTGGGCTTGATCGACTCGACCCGCAGCAGTGGACGCTTTATGAGTACACTTCTTTGCAAGGCGGCAACATTCCTATCGCTGAAATCGAGGAAGCGAAAAAAACACTTGCTCCAGAAGTGTTCGAGCGTGAATATGAAGCGCAGATTCTGTCTAACACGGGATTAGTCGTGTCTTGTTTTTCAATGCTTAACATTGATTCAACTATCGAAGACGATGAAGAGTTGCCGCTCTATGTGGGCATGGACTTCAATAATGATCCGCTGACTGCTATTTGCGCTAACATTATCAAAGTAAACGGCAGGGCTGTGGAACTGCGCGTGTTTAATGAGCTTAACTTAAAAGGCGCTACAACGTGGGACATGGCTGAAGTGCTAATTGATCTTTATGGCGAAAATCGTCGCATTATTGCTTGCCCAGATCCGACCGGCAAACGCAAGCAGACTTCAGGTGTCGGCGTAAGCGATCACCAGATTCTGCGCAAAGCTGGCATCACTGTGTACGCTCCAGAAGTACCGTACAATACTGCTGATGGCATTCGCGCAGCCAATGCAGCATTGCGCACTGCTGACGGAGAAGTGCATACCAAAATCCACCCGCGCTGCCGTGAGTTAATTAAATCATTCCGCACGCTTGGCTACGCTGAAGGTACTAGAATGCCAAACAAGAAACTTGGCGTCGATCATGCGTTCGACGCCTTCAAGTATTTGTGCCTGGGTAAGTTCAACCTAGCAAAAGGAGAGTCTGGCGTAATCACGAATCACAGAATCTACTAATTGTCTATATTTTGTCATTTTCTGTCGATTCTACTGGCGGCAGTCGAGCGACCGACCCTCGCCTCGGCCAGGAAAACCGCCAGCCTTCGACTTCCCGCTCAGGCGGTTGTATCGTATGCCATAATTTCTTGCAGCATTCACAACGGCGCCGCCTTACGCGGCTGCCGCATACCATGTGGCGCGTTTCGACAACAGTTACGTCAAGCGAGCCGCAGCCGGGATCGGGGCACTTGATTCTATTGTTACGACCTCCCATTAGCGAGCTGTCCCATTGAGGCGATCCTCTACTAGCTTGGCGTAGCCGGCAATGTCATGCCAGCTATCAGCGTAATTCGGGTCGCCGCAAACAATTCGCCCAATTTTATGGCAGATCATGTCTAATGCCTCCTGCTGATCCGCCTCCAGCGCATAGGGGGATCCAAGATAGCGCCTGATGGTTGCCTTCAGCTCCTGCGTTATCGCAGCGTGATGCACGAAGCTGCCATAGCGGCTGCCGCGTTCCTGGAGCGTTTCTTCAAGATTTGCCATGGCTCTATCCTTTCGATGGGGTGACGATTACATTGTTATTGTACCTGCCAGTAGTGGCATAGCATTGCTTAGGGATCGCATCCATCCGCGAAAACTTCATTTGACCGATTTTAAGCCCTGGCCAAATGCCAATCTTGTGAAGCTGGCGCACATTCTTAAGTTCAAGCGTAAGGCGTGAGCCGTGCCAGCCGGGATCAGCGAACCCGGCCATAAGATGCTGTAATCCTTCCCTTGCGCGAGAAGATTTAAGAATAAATTGGCCCTCCAAGTCTTGAGGAATGTTAAAAATTGGCTCAGCTTCAGCCAGGAAAAACTGTCCCGGCACGATCGGGTAAGGATTTTCCTGTGTGTACTCAGCAATCGAAAGCGGCACCATTTCCGGGCTTTCGGCTGATTCGACCATAATGTTACTGCCAAGGCGCAAATCTAGCGACGCTGGATTTAGCAGCTCTGGATCAAATGGAGTTACCATGCCAGCCATGCAGCGTTCGTGAATTTGCCAGTCAGCAAGGGTGCTCATGGTGCGTTTGTAGTTGCCGGTTGCATCCTAGCACATTTGCCGGCAGGGGTATGGTAGGATGGCGCAGCTTCTCGCAGTCACCCCCATGCCAGCATCGGAAAGGTCAAGAATCAGAAGACTAAAGGAAAGTCAGTCTTGGCTGGATTATCATGGACCGGCGGCAGTTGAGCAAGTAGTGATTAGCTGCCCGCGTGTTTGCCCTAAATTCATAAGAGAACATGCTATGAAAATGAGGGCAATACATGACTTTCCCGCCGAGATCAAAAGGTTTGACGAATTTAATTGGTGCCTTAAATCCTGATCGCCATGGAACGCCCACGCGACTACACGATGGTTAAGCATGACGGCCAACCCGGCTGGAAGCTGCCATATTCGTACAAGCTGCTGCCTTCTGGCGGTCGCGTGGTCGTCGTGGACCCTGAAGGCATTACGCGACTTGTTAGCCGGAAGGCATTGACACTGCATTGAGCGTGCTATGATTGACAGGCAATCAGCCAACGGCCCGCCATGAACAAAGCCTCAGCAACAAATTCGCCCAAACTGAGCAAAACCGAAAAAATGCTGCTTATAGCAAGAAATTACTGGGATTACACGGCTCAGCCGATTGTTTTTGTAGCGCCAACAATGGCAATAGCTGCAGATATTCAAAATCGCTTTTTTAGGCTGATAGGGTCTTGTTGCGATGGACCGGAAAACCCTCGCAGAGTGCGCTGCTTTTCGCTTCACGAGCCCGATAAGCTAAAAGGCTTTAGGGGCACGCAAAATACTGCTTTTTTCTTTGATCACACCTGTTTTGAGCGCAGTGATTTACTTGAGGCCGCAGGAAAACTGGTCAACGCAATTCGGGAAGACGGGTTTGGGGAAGTCGTGACCCCTTGCATTGCCGAACGTGTGCCTTGCCCGTGGGGGAGGGAAGATGGCCCCGAAGCATTTATTGCTGCTACCAAGGGAGAAGCCGAGAAGCCTGCTTTTTGCGAAAAATCTATACTTTTCCTTGAGCCGCAAGACTCTATCGCAGCAACGCGAATGCGCGAAATTCACGACCTTCTTGCAAAGCGGTTTGAAGCTCACACGCAATCAAGGCACATGCAATCAGGGCTTACAAGCGTGAGCACGGCCAAGCCTCCGATCGGCCTAAAGCCTCGGCGCGAAGTCGACAAGCTGCGAATTAACGACATTCTTCAGGCGATGACTATGCGCAATGCTACCGATAAAGCTATTCCAGAAGAATGGATGGACGAATTGAGCGATCTTGTTTGGCGTAAGCGTGATAGGCTGGAAGCTAAACCTGCAAACTGAACCCCTGCTCCTTGTTTATGCGCCGGCTTAAGTGCTGGCGCATTTTTGTGTGCAGGTATATTTTGGTGGAGTTGGGGTTAGTATATTATTTTGGGAGAATTGGGGAGCTGGATGGTACTATTATTTTGGGAGAATTGGAGGGTTGGATGGAAGGGGTATAGGCACCCCCTCCCCGCTATATTAAAACCGCAACCCTCCCCCGGTGCGTATAAAGAATAGGAGGAGGATTGCAGCGTGATAGGCTGTGCTTTGCCTGTTAAGTGTGTATACAGCCCGTTTCATCCATTCCGCCAAACTGGTTACAGTGT